TGGCGTCCTCACGCATCAATAAGCCAAACTTCTGGGCTTCTGCTGCCTGGGCTCTTTGGTTAATGTTGGCGTACTCATTAACCATGTCGCCAAATGATTGCTCCTGCACCACAGGGGCTTCGCGGTATTCGGGAACATTTGACCTAACGTCAGGATATTTTAAATACTCAAGCTCCCGAAAGAGCTCATCGTCACTGCCTGCCCTGAAAATCTGTTGGCTTCTAGGCTCGAACACATCTTCCGACAACTCTAAAGGGGTTTCTCTAAGAGAATCAGGTCTCATCCTGTCCCTGGTTTCAACATTTCTTGCCTCAACCTCGCCCATCAATCCTCTGTACATGCCATAGGGAGACCTTGCACCTGCCTCGCCAACCGTATCGGCATTAAACCTGTCAGAAATTTGTTTTTCGACTCGGAGGCGCTCCAGGTCACTCATCTCTTGCAAAGACATAGAGCGTTGACCAACATCGCTTATTTTTTGTTCCAGCTCTTGCAGTCGGCCACTTCCAGGAGGGGTCAATCCTACGCGCTGATAAAACGAATCTTTTATTCTTTCCTCCTTTGCAAACTGTTTCTGATTGCCTCCAGCCGCAAACCCTTCTCTATCCTGGATTGAGTGTTGAAGCTCATGCAGCAATGTTGCTCTTTGCTCGGCTGGCGAGCTTTTGCCGCTGATAACAATTGTTTCGGGCTGCATTTCACCAAACTGATCTAAATAACCTTCTCGGTGGAACCCTTGTCCTTCCGGCATATTCTTATCGACTGTAAAAGCAATATCGCCTAAAGAACCAAATATGCCGCGAGACCCGTATTCTTCAATCTCACCCTCCATGTCTCTAACAGTGGGCTTTCTGCCGCCTTTTGCATATTGAGACAGCAGCTCTGGGTCATCAATGACATCAGCAATCGTCCCGGAATAGTATTGACTGCCCTCTGCTACTTCAGGAATGTTTATTTTTGTATTTGTATTAGGCAGCTCTGTTCTCCACTGTCCGTCAGCCCCAATCTCCCAGCCGGTACGACTGCGGATGTCTATTTCATCCTCGCCCTCGTTTGCCATCTTCTTGGCCATTCCCAGAAGGTCTTGGCGCCCAGCACCGAGCTTCGACAGAGACCCTAAAATACTCGCATCACTATCTTCGCTCATGCCTGCGCCAAGTAAGCCTGTCATTGCGACTGGAGCAGCTTGTCGAATAGTTATATTGTCATATACCGGGTGCTTCTTGCCCCGCATCTCAATCTCGCCAACCTTCTTGCCTAAATTAACGTGGCCTTTCCTGGTGGGCTTCAGCCTGGGCTCACTGGCTTCATTAGGATACCTGGCTAGCTCCACACCTTCAGGGAAGTCAGTGTTTAGTGTGTAGTAGTGATCCTTGCCGTCATTCACAGAGACAATTGGGAACCCGCCATCTGGATTGGGGTCGTAGCCCTCTGGGGCTTGCGTCCACTTCCAGCCGGTCTTTTTCTTTGCCAGGTTGGTTTTGATTTTGCGGCCAGGGCCCTTTGGCTCAGGGATGTTTGTGGCTTGCTCAGGCGCAACCTGAAACTTTGGCTTGCCGTCAGGACCAACGCCTAGTGCGGCGCTTGCTGGGTATTCTCCGGTGATATCTTTTGGACCTTCAGGCCCCATCTCCAAATACCTGCCGCCAGGCGTTTGGCCGAACGACCCAAGGAATGGCTTGTATGCTTTATCTGCCGGATCGAACATTCTCTGAGGGGCTGGGAATACATTGCGCAACAACCCTGTAGGAGCTGGATAAGCTTCTTGGGGTGCCAGCGCAGTAAGTATACCGGCACCAACTGGCGCCAGTGGCACTATTAATTTCTTGGTGACGTCTAAGGGGTCAAAAATTGCCGCTACCTTGCCTAGCCGCTGATTATTAACAAAATACCCGCTGTATCCTTTATCCCACAGATTTTTTTCAGATTTAGTGACATCTCCTTTGCCATCTTTCCATAGCCCTTCAGGGTCTTTCTTTGCGTCGTAAATTTGCGCGGCATCAATTTGAGTTTCGACTTTGTTTGAGCCCAGCCCTAATTCTTTGGCATATGGATTGACGTCGGCCTCTATTCCGTAATAGCTTCTTGGGACAAAGTCTTCTGAATAGCTGCGGTTAAGCTCTTCTCTTGTTCTTCCAGAAAGTCCTTTTCCATGGAAATTCGGGTCGACTCGCTCAATTGGTTTGGGCGAATAATGTACAAGGGTGAGGTTTCCTGAATCGTCAATTGCTCCCTCAAGCCCTGTATCATACTGAGCTCTAAGCTCATTAAATCTTTGTCGTCTAACATCTAATTCCGGCAACCTTTCTTGTATGGCCCAGTTTGGCAGCAGCCCTGAGTTTTGTTCTGCAAAAACAGTATCGTTTATTCCAGCAGTCCTGTTTGCATCCCCAAAAGGACCATAATTTAACCAACTGTTTTGGCCTCTGGTTTCTGATGCTAATGCTTTTAAAGCATCTGGTGACATTGTACCAGCATGGGACAAATATGCCATCTCTTCTCCAGCGCCTCTAAACCCGGCTCCCACCTTCGCGTGCCCTTGAAAATCATGCACAGCCCTAAATAGGTCATTGAAAGTTGCTGGCTGCCCACTAATTTTAAATGGTGATTCAGCAAGCAATAAGTTTTGTGACGAATCAAAAGCATCGTCCATCCCGAAACCAGCCCTGGTTGGATAGACCTGTAGTCTGCCTGTTTCTAGCATATCCATTAGCCCAAGATACGGGCTCTGAGGGTACGGGTTTTGGTTAAACTCAGGCTTAATCCCTGCTCTCAGCATAGCCTCATATTGACCTGCAATCTCATCGGCTAAAGCACCGTAACTTTGCTGCACTCTACGATTTGTTGGATCGTGAGGCATCAGCTCGTATTCTCTGGCAACTCTTGCGCCGAACTGAGGGTCTGCAGGCATAAAAGATGTGACTGGTGTGTAGGGAATGCCTGAGCCTTGAGAGTATTGGATAGCCGCCTGTTCTGCGGCGGGATTTGGACCTATGTTGACTGGCCCCGCGCCTGGCACATTAGCCGGCATCGGAGCACCAGGCAGCGGCGGATCGCCATAATTTTTTGCAGCCTTCGCAAGCGCCTTTCCAAACCCCAACAAACCTTTAACAGCCATAACCAAATCCAGTCAAGTCACAAAGGCCCGATTATATCATATTGACTACACAATGCCTTGCAGGTTACGGCGTAATGGCTCACCCCAGCTAGATGATGTGGGCTTGTACCCAACAGCCAGGTATCGCAGCGCATCGGCGCAGTGAGAGGTCCAGTCGTGTAGAGGTCTTCCACGCCAGGTCATGCCCTTGTCGTCATAGTCTCGACGGTACTGCCGGATAGCATCAATGCCTCGCTCGCACTTCTCCTCATCAAACCAGCACCTGGGGAGCATAGAGCGCACAGACTGTATACCATCATCAACCATCAACTGCGGAGCTATAGTGATTGGCCTCACCCCCAGGGCGCCAAGTGTCTCCAGGCGAGACTTACCTGAGCCTAGCTCCCTTACCCTGACATCGTGCGGCAGTACATGGCTCTCGTATACATAGCCCTTTGAGTTTAACAGGGCGACATAATGGTCCAGACCTACACCGCTGCTCTCATAATAGTCGATAAGGCGCACCTCAGCCCCTACAAACTGCGCAAACCAGATAGAGGTACTATCACCTACCCCCAAGTCCCAGGCCGTTACAACGCCAACAGCGCGGTCGTATGGCACGTTGGTTAGTCTGCCCTCAGCTTTAGCCTCTCGCATCTCTACAGCGTAGTAAGCGCCATCGGCGTGTATCTTCATCTCCCCGTCCCAGACATGGCCATAATCATCCGGGCGCAGCTTAAAGTCTTCTTTGCGCTCGTTGTCTAGGACCTTTGGGAAGTAGGGGTTATCCTGCCAGTTGATCTCGCATATCTTGCTGTCCTGGGGAGGGTTGACGCGGAAGCGCCTATGCGTTGCTGAGTGCTTGGTCTCAGGGTTCCAGGTCACCCATATCTCAGAGTCGTCCTCTCGGACAGTTGGGATTAGCTTCTGCCAGGCTGCATCAGACACACCCTCAGCCTCATCTACCCAGGCGATAATGATCCTGGCCTTTGACTTGATCGAGTCCAGGTTGCGGCGTAGACCGGCGAATACATAGTTGATGCGGCCATCCTTGGACCTGACAAACTTCTCGCCTATCTCATAGTACGACAGAAGCCAGGGGACCGCCTTGATGGCAGACTTGATCTCTTCCAGGGATGATTCATCTAGGGAGTTTAGGTGCTCTCGTGCGCAGAGTATCTGGCCGCTGTTACCTGCCATGCCATGCCTGTACCCAGCCACTGCAGTCATCAGGGCAAAAGACCTGGTCTTGCCTGACCCTCGGCCACCGTATGCACCTCTATACCGGGCCTCACCTTCAAAGACCTCGACTATCTTAGGAGGGAGCCGAATCTCTGCAGTATCAGTCATTGGTTGGTAATGGCTCTGCCACTAGCTTAATCACTGTGGGCTTGAACGAGTCATCAGATGATGTGTGGTCGATCTGCTGCTTGTCTCCATACTTCCTGGGCGACATCCTGGCAACCTTCCACTTCCTACTGTCAATGCGCAGCTTGGCTATGTTAACGGCGTTAGAATCCACCCCCTCACCCAGCTCATCTGCTATGTCGATGATCTCATCAGCGTAGTAATCAGCCTGGCAGTCACGGGCTCTCGCGTACTGCTCCGAAAATGCGACCTTATCAGGCTCTGTCAACCATTTCATTAACGTAGACATAACAGGCATGCTGTCATCCCTGCAGATCTGCCTGGCGCTCTCACCAAGGGATAGCCTGCGACATATGTCAGCGGCTAGCTCATCTGTAAATATTGAAGGTCTCATTTTAGGTCACAAGTGCAGTTAACCTCAAAACACCGGCACGTTCTTTCCATGCGCTGGTGAGTCAGGTACAGCACCTCAATCATCATTTGCTTATCCCGGTCCACTAGCGCTTCGGCGTAGTCTCGGACCAGGTCCATATCGGCCTCGTGAACGTCTTCATCTGTCGTCAGTTTAATCATCATCCGATTATACCCCCAACAGAGAATTTACGCACTAGACTAAACCTCAGTCCCAAACAGCTCTTCTGCCATCGTGGCAAACTCTCGGAAGCCCTCGTAAGGCTCTATTTCAGAAAGCTCATCCACCAGGTTGGCTACGTCGTCCTGCCAGTCAATAAGCTCCTCGCGGAACTTTTCCTTGGGCACATCAGTAGTCATCAAGGACTCCACAATAGAGTCAAAGCGAACGATCTGATCATTGAGCTCCCACTCAAAGCAGTCCTCGAGACTTTTTGATAAGTTTAAATTTTCCATGCGACACCTTTATGTCAATAGAATAA